ACAAGGAAAGTATTTTTCTTTACCTCTGATGTTCAATAAAAGGCCACATGATTCATTAGGGTCTTGGTCTTTCGCATGAGCAAGAGCAGAATCTTTCCAGTTCATGCAATAAATGTTCCAATGCTAGGAAATGAATCTCTGGTTGCGATACGTTTTGGACTCCTTACCCCAGCAAGATCAAAAGGAGCAGCCAGTTCAAATTCAACAATATCTCTGGTTTCTGTTGATTTTCTATCAATTTTATATATTTCTCTTGGAAATTCTGCTGTGGGGTCTGGTGTTCCTAAAGGATTGACCTGTTGAGTAGAGGTAGTTGTTGTCTGTTGGGTTGTTGTATTTGGGTTGTTCATTGTAATTGTATTACCCATGCCATTGCCATGAACTGTGCAATAATATCTTAAATCACTAGGAGCAGAAGGATATGCTGGCTGATAAGTTACTGTAGCTCCTGCATTTCCAGCAGTTCCAGAAACAGTTGTAGTCTGTGCTCCCCCAGCATCAGATTTAATTGCCAAAGGATGTCCACTATTTGAAGCATCTGCCTGATTAAATATATAAGTAGATCCACGTTTCATCGTAAGAACAGGATTGTTACTTCCATTAATAGCAAAGATATTAGATCCACCGACATTTACTACTGTTACTGTGTAGGTCACAGTTTCAGCATCAGCAGGATCGGCAATCGTTGTCGTAGTTGTGGTGCTAGTTGTTGTCACAGGAAAGTTAACAGCATCAATATAACGTGCCAAAGTTCTAATTCTTGTCACAGTAGCTCCTGTTAAATCATTTCCTGTTGTTACCTGATTAACATTTAACAAGATAGCAGTAATTGTTCCAAGAGCATTACTAACAGTAAGAGTAGGTCTGGGAAGTTGACCCTTTTGAAAAGCAAAACCTTCTGCCTGTATTGGCATTTTTATGTAACTATTACCAGCCCAGATAATATCTCCATTGGCATTTAAACTAGAACCATTATGAAATCTGTAAGTCTGAGCAGAACCATGCAAAGTTGCATTGGTAGTTAATGTAAATAATTCAATTATCGCTGAAGGATTGATCTTTTGTAGATCAGTAATAATGGGAGCAGTACTCATGGTTCAAATACTTCTCTAAATGTTGCCTGTATTGTAGCTCTATTGTTATAAGGTATAGATTTTGACCATGCCTGACAAACAAATTTTTGTGATGCAGTTTCTCCGGGTGCTTCAAAATCGAAGCTGGCACTATCATTTGCTCTTGCATCTAAAAATGTTTCTATAGTATCTGCATCTGTCTCTGATACATTAAAAGTAAAATTATAAACTTTAGGATTTTGATGTTCAGCCAACCCAAATAATATTCGATGCTCAAACCCATCAGCAAAACGAATTGTTCTGGTATTTGGTGCGGATTTTTTTTGTTGTCCGTATGTAGGTTTTATTGAAGGAAATGTAGCCATTATGTTAATAATCCTCCCGGTCTTTTCTGTTGTATTATCTCAGATTGTACTGCTACCGCAATAAGCCTTCCAAGTTGTCTGCCATCTTCTTCTCCACCTTGAGCATCAACACCACCTTCCATGCTTACATTAACAACAATATTATTTGTTAATCCGCCCCCACCTAACTTATCATTTGGAATAATAGTACCAGCAGTAGAAGGTACAAATAATTCTGGTCCTTTTTCTCCAACTATTGATGGTTTACCAACAGGAGGTCTACCACCATTGGCAAAACCCAAGAAACTACCAATACCAGTACCGCCAAAGATACCTCCAAGCATTGAATTAATACCCATTCTTAATAAAGAATTTGCTATATCATTTAAAATAGCTTTTGCTGATTCTCCTAATGATTTAGTACCATTTATAGCACCTACCAAGGCATCCTCTATTTGTGTGCCAATAGTTAACCCTATCTGTGCAAAAGTATCTTCTAGGTCTTTTGCGGCATTACCAGTTTCTTTTAATTTGTCTACTTGATCTGATAAACCAGCATTGGCTGTCAGAATATCTGTTATTTTTTGTCTATTTTTTTCACCATGTATTTCAACAGCAGCATTTATTGCATGCTGTAACTCTACTTCTTCCCTGTTCCCATTAACACTTGCTTCTAATAATTCCTTTGAAAGTTGTTGTTTTTTTATAAATTCTTGTAATTTTTTATCTTTATCATCATCTAATTTATTTTCAATATTTTTGGTAGATACAATAGTGTTTGCAGCTTCACGTTGCAAATCCATTTGTTCTTTTATTGGCTGTATTGCATTTTCGTTTATTCGAAGTTTATCTTTTAAAGATTTAAGTGCTCTTTTATTACTACTTTCTTCTGCTTCACTTATTCTTTGTATTAATTTTTGTCTTTCAATAAATAATCTATTAAATTCACTTTTTAATGCTTGCTCATCACCTTCTTTTAATGCCTTATTAAAATCTCTTTGCTTTTGTGTAGCAGAAAATATGGCCGTTGTTAAAAGACCTACACCTGTAGCTATAGCAACAAAAGGTATTGCATTAAGAGCGATAGCCGCTACACCACCAGCAGCAGCAACTTTTATTAAACCAGCACTTATTAGTGGTAATGCTATTATTACTCCTTTTGCTGCAAGGGCAATTGCTGTAAATAACGCAGCAGTTTTGCCAAGTGGTGATTTAAAAAGATCATCAGCAGCCTTAATCAAAGCTGTCAAACCTTTTGTTACTGCAATTAAAGCAGGTTCTAATGCTTTGCCTAAAGTTTCTGAAAAATCTCTAAATGCTTCACCTAATGAATCAACATTGCCAGCAAACCCTTCTGCAGCAGCCTGTGAAAGTTTATTATAACTTTCTTCTACAATACTTAAAATCATTGCATGAGCTTCGGCAGTCTTATTGGTTTTCATTAATTCTTTAATTACATCTGTTTGTGTTTTAGTAAATGCAATACCTGATCTGTTTAAATTTGATAAGTTTCTTTCTGGGTCTTGTAATGCCTTTGCTAATTGCATAAATGATGTATTTACATCTACTTGGTTAACTTGAGCAATATCTGCAGCGGCTTGTGCTACACGTTCGTAGGCATCAACTCCTATATTTCTAAAACTTGTTAATAAGTTAAAACCTCTTGTAAATTCTTCTTGGTTAAATAAAGTTTGGTTTCCTAATCTATCAGCTGCTATTTGTAATTCATTGAGTTCAGTAGTTCCAGCACCTAAATTTTTTAAACCCTGAGTTAAAATTGCAATATCTCTTTCTCTGGCTGTAAAAGTTCCGATAGCATTACTTACAGTTGCAACAGCAGCACCTAGAGTTAACAATGGTCCAAGCGAAGTAGCTAATGATGCACCTAATCCTTTTGCTGCAGTTGACGCTGCTGTTAAAGAAGTTGTGGCACCTTTTGCTGAGCTCGATAAACGTTTAGTAGCTTGGGAAGTTTTATTTAAAGAAGATATTGCATTTCTTGCTTCAACTCTTAAGGTAACTATACTTTCTGCCACTTAAGTAAAACAAGATTCATTAATTATATATTACCTGTTTTTTGCTCTTTCATACATTCTTTTTTCATTTTCATGTTTATTTTCGTAATAAGCAGCCCAATATATTAACTCCTCTTGTGTAATTAGTTGTCTTAATTCTTTTAATGTTTTACCTAATTCTGTTGCGAGAAAAAACTCAAAAGTAAACCAGTTATCTCGCTTTAATCTTTTTTTGCTGTATCAGTATCAAGTTTAATATTAAATAAAAATAATTCTATTTCATTTAATACATTTTCTGGAAGTTCCCTTTGCAAGTTTGGGGCATCTGCAATACTAAAAGCCTTTGTTCCATCTTCAAGCTCTGCCATTTGGCAGAGTAATTGTGTTGAAACAATTAGGGCTTCATCTGTACCAGTAGCACTTTGTGCTTTCTGTCTATCGTATCTTGTTAAAGGTTTAAAATATAAATCTACAATCTTTTCACCTTTTGAGTTTTTAAATTCATACTTTCTTCTGGCTGACATTTCATCACCATATGATGAAGTCAACAGATCGATTGTTCTTTTTGCTGGCATAAAATAAAAAAAGTCTTAACCTAATTTACTATATAGCTGATGTAATGGTACCGCTAGTTGTAAAACTAATGTTTATAATTTGAACCTCACCAAGGGTTGCACCATATTCAGCAGAAGTAATAATTCCAGCAAAACTAATTTTCTTTGCTGAAGTTGCACTATAAGGGAATAATTCAAACAATGCGTCAGCATTATCACCTGTTGTTAAAACATCATCAATAAATGTTGTATAACCTGCACCTGTTTCACCCGGAGCATATAAAAGTTCTGCTGAACCTTCTCCGGCAATTAAACCACCAATATTTGTTTTAAAGGTATCTCCTTGTTTTGTTGTCTCCATAATGTCTTTTGAGATAGACAGAGACCAAGACCTTGTTTGACCAACGTCAGCTTCAGTACCGCCAGCATTTTCAAACATAATTT